ATAATCTTACAGACCTTCCATTTAATGTATCTGATAAAATTAGTTCTACAATGTTACTTCCTTGAATTGTAGCAGTACCTGTTGTAGAAGTTGAGCCAAAAGTAACATTCCCCTGCACCCTCGCAGTCCCGTTAACGTCAAGTCTAAAGCCAGCGTCTGTGGTGGTGTTGATGAGGACGTTGCCCGTTGAGGCTAGTGTAAGTTGCGGAGTTGATGCGCTACCTGTTGTGAAGTTGATGTTGCCCGTTGAAAGGTTATTCCAAAATGTAATGTTTCCAACCGTTTGATTGTACATAAAGAAATCGCCACTTTTTAAAATGCTGCCTGAAGTATAGCCGCTTGAAAGTTTTGCTAATTGCGTATTGGTGTTGCCTAAATAAAAACGAGCTGAAGCATTAGCACCCGTTGAGCCATTAAGTAATGACAATGAAGTTATTGCGTCTTGCGTTTTTGTAATGGTTGTATTATCCTGCACCCTCGCAGTACCATTGACATCTAAACGGAAGCCTGCATCGGTTGTTGTGTTTATTAAGACGTTGCCGTTTGAGCGCACTTGCATTTTTGTTGTCCGTGTTGCGCCACTTGCACCCGTTATGAATGAAATTAATTGCGGAGCATTACCTGAACTTGCATTGCTTTCAGCATCAAAAGATAAACCTGCGCTTGCTTGAACTGCAGTACCATCAAATGCTTGACTTAAAAAAGTTGTAATTGCGTCACCCGATTGAACTGCGGTAGGTGTTAATAATGTGCCTCGCGACCTTGTACCCGCAAAAACGGGTCTTTGAACGGGGTCGTTTGATGCGGCAACTTGTACGAATACATTAGATGCGTTTTCATTTGATGTGAAAATTGATGCTGCCGAGGATTGCAAAGATGCAGCAACCGCTGCGCCCAAAGTTAGAATGTTTGTAGGCGAACTCGTACCCACACCCAAGCGGTTGTTAGTGCCGTCCCAAAATAAAGACGAACTCTGCTGCAATACATTCCCCGTACCTTGAAACAATACTCTTCCTATTGTACCCGAAGCTATCGGTGTAGTGCCGACTGTTAAGCCTGTGGGCGGTAGCGGTATCGCGTCAATGAGTTCTTGACCAGTGATTGATCGTGTGACGTAGCTTCCACTCTCAATGGTGGATACTTCGATGAGGTCGGTTGCTTCCAAGTCGGCTCCCTTGGGAGTCATCTGGGATATCTTCTGTGTTCTAAATGCCATGCTTATATTGCAGAAAGCGAGCCAAATGTTTAGAAGGCGAAATACGAGTCATCGGTATAGTACTCCTGGCGAATGTGCGTGGCAGCGTAGCGGACGGCATCCATGGCATCATCGAAGAGCTTCACGGGCTCATCGGTTATGATGTCACCGACCTTTTTCCATTTGTAGTTCTCGTATTCTTTCTTGATGCGTGGCTCATCCTCGCAGACCACTCCGAAGGTCTTGATGTTGTCGATGCCCTTCTTGACCACCTTGTTGGCGTTCTGCACATCGTACCCAGCGTTGTTCATCTCGGCAATGATTTCAGGGCGAGCGTAGTCAGCCACGATGGTGACGTGCTTCTCGATGCCCAGGTCACCCATCTTGTCGATGAGGTTGGTGGTGGTGAGGTAGCTCTCATAGATGACCGGCTCGATGTAGATGTCATTGTCGCAGTAGTAGACCCTGATGAGGGCAGTCGGGTGATTGTATCCAAAGTCAAGGCCATACACAAAGTTCACGAACCTTGCAGGGCGATGCTTCACAAAGCTCCAGTTCGAATAGATGTTGCTCTTGCTGATGGCGTGCTCACCAAGGGCATAGATTTGATACAGCGACTCATCTGTGCGCTTGAGGTCCTCAATCTGTCGCTTGATGCTTTCGGGCAGAAAGGGGTTGTCTTTGTACGTTGACTTGATGATGATGCTCTCCTCCATCGGCAGCTCATACAGCCAGGATGAACTCTCACTCGGGTTGTAGTCGAAGATGAGCTTTGACTCGGTCCTCATGTTGAGCTGCTGAAAATCTTCGAACCATAGCTCATTGGCTTCATTGCACCATCCTAGGTCACGCTTGCGCCCTCGTATCTTCTGCTCATCATCCACGCTGAAGAACTCCACGATGCTTCCATTCGGGAAGGTGTAGATGTGCTCTGACTTGTTGTGGCTGCTGACCTCGTATATCTCCATCTCCTTCATGATTTCAAAGAAGTCACGCATCACCGTTGCCCTCAAAGCTGGGAAGGTCTTGCGCACGATGCTGACCACCTTGCCAGGATGTTGGAGGCAGTACACCACGATCATTTGACACAGCGAGTAGGTCTTGCTCGAGCGGCTTCCACCCTCATTGATGATGAAGCGGATGCTCGGGTCTGCCAGTGCAGTGTAGTTCTTTTCGAAGATGACAGTGCTGTCGATTGTGATTTCAGCCATAGGTCAAAGTTTAGGCAATAGGGATGCTATACGAGTATTTCTCTCATATAGCCAATACCTACAAAGATAGCAATAATACTATTCAGTAGGTCTAATTATGTTAACCTTCACCTCGGAGATGCTCTGCCCTCCAGATGTGATGTCAGTCTTTTCAGTCAGACCATTCAGTCGTTGAGTGATGGAAGGGTTGTACTGCCCAGCCATACCTCCCTCGATTTGGTCTTGCTTGATGGTTGCCTCTATCGTGCGACAGATTGTGGCGTAAGCTGAATATCTCCCCTCGCTGTTTGCGAAATAATCTTCCACGCTTTTATGCTTCTCTGCTGCCCATGAACGGAATCCAACCATTGTAAGTGGTCTCTCGAGCGGTACCGGAACTGGCTCTCCAGTCTTATTGGAAAGCTGATACTGGTATCTCGGATTGTCTTTGCACCATTTGCGGAACTCAACAAAGAGTTGCCACATATCTTCAGGTGTTTCTATGTGTTTTACTCTTCCCATTATATCAATCCTAATCCTTTTAGTTTACTTTCTGCCCAATCGAGTCCAGTCTTGCCACCCCACAGAAGGAATGAAACGTATCCGCAGTCCTCTGGTGCTGAATCCTCAAATGTAGGTTCTGCCCTGGAGAGGTATGAATACATTCTCTTGATCGTGTCCACTGAAATGGGCTCTTGATTTGCGAGCTGCTGTGCTCTGACCTTGCCCACCTGCGTTGCGCACTTGTTACCGAGTTCTTTGTTGAGCTCGATTCCTCTGCGTGCATTGTTACGCACCGAGTCAGGATAGTCGGAGTAGCTGTCCTCTGCGAATGCTCTGCGGAACTTTGAGAATGCACTATCCTTGGTTTCGTTTGGTGTTGGCTTTGGCATTGGTCTTTCTTTTTCGTGTTGGTTTTGGTGTTGGTGCTGGAGCTTCGGTCTGCTCATCTGCCTCAATGCCTTCATATCTGATGCACTGCTCTGGTGCAGTTGTGGTCTCCTTCTCGAACAAATAGCCGAATCCGATGCTGACATAGTATCGGTATCTGTTCACATCTATATTGTCAACAACGACTGTCATGTTTCCGAGCGAGGTGTTCTTGACGATAGTCTTGCCCTTGTATTCATCTTTTATTTTCATAGTGTATGGATTTAAGTGTATTTTTTATGTCAGAGATTAGATAGTGTGCTGACGTCACTGGGATGTTGAAATACTGCGCCATTGATCGTGCTGTTGTCAGCCCCTTGTCGAAGTATGCCTTGGCGACTGCAATCTTGACATTATCTGTCAGCCCATCTCGGTAGATGTCCACCGATGACTTCCATCCCTGGTATTGCTGTTCGATGGCGATTTTGTAGTTGAGGTCCTCCTCATCATCGAATTGGTCAGGAACTGCGATTTCTGATGCCAGGATTCGCTCATCCTTGAAGCTGTTGACGTTCTTCCATATCACCTGGCGTTTGATTGAGTTCAGGATATAGCTCTTGACCTTGCCGACATCCTCGGTGTTGTCATTGATTTCGAGACAGTGAAGGTATGCATTGGAGATGACCGTGTCGATAGTTAGCTTCGGATTGTACTTGGAGCAGAAGTACCTGGTGTAGCGGTACAACTCCTCGTAGTGAGACGATATGTAGCGGTCAAGCGTTGCTTTCATACCAGTTAGTGAAATCTTTGTACCAGATTTTGCGTCTGATTTGCGAGCAGAAGCACTCACGGTCGGGCTGTCCGGTCACGCTGACCTTGATAGCCTTGAGTCTGTTCAGCACTTTCTTGGTGAGACGTTCTTTCTCATCCATTAGTTGCACTGCTGTGATATATTCTATTTGCTCTCTATCCATTCGCTGATGATGTAGGCACCCATCGCTGTGATTGCTGCCGTATATATATTGCCTGAGAGTGCCAGAGCAGTCCAAAATGAGGTGCACTTCCAGCAACCAAAGCCAGCATGAATGTAGTCACCGAGCTTGGAGCTTGGGATGACTCTCATGAATGTGAAGTCGATGACCCAGTGCAGAGGCTCGAAGTTAGCGATGAGCCACCCGAGTGCGAGATATTGTATCAGTTCCATAGGTCAAAGATAGTTTTAATAATTAAAATGATAGCAACTGCTGTCAAGAGTATCATGGTGCCGATTGCAGCCATCTCCTCACGTTGATCGTTTTGGTTTAGTTTCATTGTTCTTCGTTTACTATTTGTAATGTTCCGTTAAATTCGTATCCAGTCAACCTGATGACACGCTCAATGTAGAAGAGCAACTCCTCCAAATCAACATCGTCGTGTTCGAACTCATAGGTCGACTTGTGTCCGTATTGGGTTATTTCTATTTTCATTGTTCTTGTTGTTTAGTTAAAAAAGCCTTTTTTCTCGGAAGGCTAACCTATCTCCCTACGATGAGAGCCGCAGCCAATGCACGGCAGGTTACGTTCAACTCGTCAGTTGCATCTCTCGTTTACATTTCGTGTTTAGATATGTGGCAATTTTTACCCCTTATCCTTGTCCAGTTTTTTGCTCAATAAACTTGACATCTGCTTTGAGCTTCTCAATATACAGCGTGGCATCCATCAATTCCTCCTGGAGATGATTCAACCAATCGGTGAGGCTCAGGTCATCACGCATCAGAGTGGTTCCATACTTCTCGATTCCGGCTTCTGATCGTTGAGCATATTTAGCCAATACTCGAAGTACAATCTGGTCAGTTAAGTGATGCGGCTTGCTCATAGAATTCCTCTGGTGTTACTTCCGAGATGTGTACTTCATCCGAGAAGGTGAGCACGATACAAGTGTTGACACCTGGCATCATGTTGAATAAATCATGCACTCTTGCAACCAATCCATCGAGGTTGTCATTTTTGGTGCCTATGTATGCGATGAAATACTTCATTTCATTAGGAAGTTGAAGGCTTGAATATAGAACTCATCTCCAACCCCATTGCCTTTCATAAATCTGGTCAATGTGTAGTAGTTGAGATTCATATCTTCAGCCAAGTGAGTCATCCGATATCTCTTGGAGAGTCGGGACCTCAACTCTTTATGGATGAAGTCCCGAATGTTCTCGCCATCAGAAAGGTAAATCGTCATCGATTTCATCTGTGATTGGTTTTGATGGTGTTGCGATGCGGATATCCCAAGCATTGAGGCTGACATAAAACTTGCCGTTGTATTCTCTGCCTCTAAGGTCGAATTTGACCTCACATTCTTGACCGACTTTGGCTCCATCCAGGAACTTCACTCGCTCATTCACTGCTTGAAATTGTACCAACTGCGGATACTTGTCACCGATTGATAGAACGAATTCTCTGATGTTCATCTTCTCGCTTACTTGTTTGGCTTCACCAAGGTGGTGAATGGTGCCTTTTGCTTTTAGCTCTTCCATTTTTATTTGTTATTTAGTTGTTCGTAATATTCATGATATAGGTCTGATGCTTCTTTAAGGCGAGCAACCATCTTTGCCTCTATGTCCTCATCTCTATCGTACCAGATAGCTGTGATGCGCTTCTCTGGATTGATATGGTCCACTCTGTGGAGCTGCAGGTTCTCGTATTCGTTGAGGAACTCATCCCAGGTAGTCACCATGCAGTAGATAAGCTCAGCACATGGCTTGTTATAAAGCATCATATAAGCTCGAAGCTGCCATTCATAGAGTGGGTTGACTGCATCTTCAGTAAGTGCAGGGAATGTATCCAATGACCACGATGTTTTGACGTCAATGACTCGCTGCTCGATGACAATATCAGCGGTGCCAATGAGATAGTCATTCTCGATGGTGATATCATTCTTGACGTAGTTGGTAAACCTCACCGAGTTGATAAGGTTGATTGACTCCAGCTCTTGCTCTCTACCTTTCCAAATGTATTTGTTGTTGAGCTCTGTGGTGTAGTTGTAGAAATCCTCCTTTGCACATTGCTTGATGTAGCTCTTGGCTGTTTCTCCGATGCTGTCCTTGGCTCTGCCATTTGTCATCAGTTTACCGATTTGTGATGGATGCCATTTCATAGTGCGAGAGCTTTGAGTTGTACTTCAGTTAGTGAATAGTTGGAAGCCAACTGTTCTGCTGTATACTTGCCAGCTTCTATTGCTTCGAGTGCTGATTTGAATCGCTCTGCATTGATTGTTGGCTTTCCTTTCTGCGAATCTGCTGCACCATTCCCATCATCGTCCACAGCTTGAAGTGAGAGCAGTGACTGCAATGTACCTCTTCTGAAGTAAGTGACGGCAGCGAGCACCTTTTGTGGGTCTGTGATGACTGGAAGGCTCATGAATGACTCGATGATTTCACCAGAATCGATGTCGATGATACGAGTCACCACATCATTGCCAACCACTGGCTGCAAGAGTAGCAGTCCATGCTCGTGGAGGATAGGCTCCACCGTTGTGAGCAGCGCATTGATGTCAGCATAGCTCTTTTTGAAATGAGGATTCGTTGCATTCTTTGCAACCTTTCCAATCTGCTGCTTGGCAGCGTGTAATTTTTGCCAAATGTTCATTGGCTCTGCGAGTGTAGCCTCCGCTTTCTTTGTAGTCATAATCGTTTTTTTTGTTGTTTTGAATTGTAAATATATGCATTTATTTGATTGATTCACAAAATTGCTCATAAAATTTCAAGAATCCTTCAAAATCTTTTGCAATAACATATACACCACCAGCCTCTTCAATGGCTTTCTGGTATGCTTTCTGCGCTTCAGACTGTCTATCCTTGCCATACTTGACCTCAATCTTTACAGACCTCCCCTTGATTGTGGCGGAGATATCTGCCGAGCCTGGTGTGCCGGTTCCCTTGGTCCACTGACCACCGATGGCAACTCCATCAGTGCGGTATTTCTTGCGATATACTCCCATCGTGTTGATTCTCTCCGCTTGGCATCCACTGAATTGAAGGAATGCGATGATTGACTTGGTCAGTGCATTGGCGGAGTTGTCATTCCATTGGTCCAGAGCGATGAGATGCGGTGGGATGGTTGGATACTTTTCCATTTTGTGCTTCAATTGTAAATCTTTTAGGATTTTTCGGTGTTGTGGTGTCATTGTTTTGCTTGTTCATTAAGTTCATCCCAAATATCATCAGATTCTGGAGTCGGCTTGGGATTTCCCGAATCAAGAATGAAGTATCTGCCGTTGTGATTGCGACCTTTGGTGATGTTGTAGCCTTTATAATCAGCATAAGACTGCACCCATTTGAGGAATCT